TGAACGAATCTGTGCAACTCAAATTCTTCCACTATCTTTATAAGTTTATTTTGCCTATCTAGATAAACTGTTTTGCCATAGAATGCCCACTCATCAAGGGCCCCATCCACATTTGATCCTACGATAACTTCTACAGCTGTTTCACTTGCCATATAATTACAAAGTCTCTTATATATTGAGGTCTCTTCTAGTGGAGCAATCATGGCTCCATAATCGCTACTCCAAACAAACTTTCTTTTCAAAAAGTCTATTTCATGTAACTTGGAGAAGTTCTTAAGCTTCTCCTCTTTTTGTGCTGGTGTAACGACAAATCCAAATTGCTTCATGTATTCAGCATACCCCTTCATTGTAAATCGACCAGCGAAAGCGCTAATGGCTCCTATTAAATCATCCCCATAGCAAATCATTCTTACATTGCTAGAAAATCTCCTGTTGGGATACAAATGAAAAAAAAATATGCGCATAAGCAGACTATTGCACAAGTTATTTATAAAAACTGTCAATGAGTTTCCAGAAGGATTAGCTCCATCAAGCTTCAAAACATCACCATTGAAATCCACAATTGAGAAGGCTAAATCTGTAAATATTGAATTCAAAATTGTTATTTCTTCATCACTATACCCAATCAATTTTGCAATATCAACAAATATCCTCCCCACAGCAATAATCATTTGACTTGAAATGGAAGTATCATAAGCCTTGTAATCGATAGCAAACCAACGATCATACATTGGAGTTTGGGCACCCTTTAAATGATCATACATCTCATTCCATTCACTCGAACAAGGATCTATACCAACTGCACATTCAGAATCTAGAGGATTCATTTGCAAAAATCTACAAATTCCAAGAGTATATTTCCGCATAACCATTTGGTGTGGAGTGGAAGTTGCTTGGAAAACTCTAACTTTTTCTTTAGTAGACAAAGTCGGTTCATCTTTTAGAGTTGAAGTAAACCAGGGATAATAACGCTTACCTGATTTATAGATAGCTTCTATTTTAATAGCTTCCTCAACAAATACAGAATCTAGGACTCTCATATCTTGCCATTCTCCAACTTTTCCCAAATTCTTGGAAAACAATTTTTTGCTACCTTTAAAAGGAAATCCAATTGAACTTTTAAAATTCATAGAATCGATGAATCTTTTACCGGGAACGCCATTAACAACTTCATCCCACGATAAAACGCGTATTTCCGACTTCCAGAAATTGCTAGCTCCACAAATGATCCTAGCCAATCCATTTGTATAATCTAACTTAGCCTTGTTTAACAATCCAAAGGGCAATCCTGGTTTATCAACAATCCATTTTTGCATCCCTAATTCCCAGGGTTCATGTGGTGAATGACCATCAGAACCCTTAAATTTCGGGGATCCCCAATTATCGCTAATGTTGAACAAGGCCTTAACTCTTGCCTTAATAGGTGTATCCCTAACTTTCGATTTTGGAGCGCGATTGCAGTTGAAGGATGAACCATAGAAATAAGCCGAATTCGCTTCCATCCTCAAATAACATGACTTTTTCTTAATCTCCCTCTGTAAGGTCGGAACACCCATACATTCCTCAGGAAAATCATTAGAAGCGCTCATAGGCATAACAGTAGCAAATCTTTCCAGTTCCAACCTAGTATCCAATAAATCCTGTTGAGTTGGAGTAACTCCATAAGATACAAAGCCACCGTCACTCCTACACTGTGTTGACCCACCAATGTGTAGTCCAGATATACATGCCCTCTTGTCGTCCGTAACAATTGGCGAGAGGCACTTGCCTTCTCTAGCTCCGTTCCAAATATAAAATATACCTGGAAACGTATATCCCATACCACTTTGGGCAGAATTGGTGTGGAAGAGTTCTCTAACATCGTCCCATTCGATGTCACCATTTAAATCTCTAGTGACTATCCGTCCAACTCT